ATTCGTACATTAGTACCGTAACTTTAGTCGAAAACGAAACAACCGGTGATGAAGTTTCACCAATTATGAAAAACTATTTAACCGCAATCTCACGCCTCAACAATGCGTCTACCGCAAACATTGTAAGCTGATACACGGTTCCCAAACAAACAAACAACAACCTAGAAAATAACTATTATGTTTAATTCAGAACAACTACAAAAAAAGTGGGCTCCAATTCTGGAAGCCAAAGACGCTCCTCCATTCAAGGACAACTATCGTAAAGCAATCACTGCGGTTCTCCTTGAGAACCAAGAGAATGCACTTCGTGAAGAAAATTCACAAGCATCGTTCCTCAACGAAAACAACACAATTGGTGCCGGCGGCGGTGCAGTTAAGACCTGGGATCCAGTTCTTATCAGCCTTGTTCGTCGTGCAATGCCAAACGTTGTTGCTTATGACATTGCTGGTGTGCAACCAATGACCATGCCTACAGGTTTGATCTTTGCAATGCGTTCCAACTATCAAACTGCTGCTGGCGCAAATTCTTCTGAAGCATTGTTCAACAAGCCAGAAACCAATTTCTCCGGTCCTGTTACTACAGCACAAGGTGAAGCGCTTACTGGCAACGGTGTTGACGGCAACTACTCTGATCCAGGTGGTTTTGGTATTGGTGCAACTGCATCCGTAACTACTTCAATTGGTCGTACAACAGGTTCTTCTGGCTTCGGTCAAATGGGCTTCACTGTTGACAAGACCACTGTTACTGCTAAGACACGCGCTCTTAAAGCAGAATACACAATGGAACTTGCTCAAGACCTCAAAGCCGTTCACGGCCTTGATGCAGAAGCTGAACTTGCTAATATCCTTGCTGTTGAAATCCTTGCTGAAATCAACCGTGAAGTTATTGAAACAGTTAATGCTAAAGCACAAACTGGTGGTATCCGCGCTGTTACCTTTACTGGTGCAACTGGTGTTGCTGGTCAAAGTGCAACTGTTGGTTCTGCAACTGGTTTCTTCGATATCAACGAAGATGCTGATGGTCGCTGGGCTGTTGAAAAGTTCAAGTCGCTTCTTTTCCAAATTGAAGTTGAAGCTAACTTTGTTGCTCGTGCAACACGTCGTGGTAAAGGTAACCTTGTTATCTGTTCCTCAAACGTTGCTAGTGCTCTTGCAGCTGCAGGTGTTCTTGACTATTCTCCTGCAATGTCAACCAACCTGAATGTTGATGACACAGGCAATGTATTTGCTGGTGTTCTTAACGGACGCATGAAGGTGTTTATTGACCCGTTTGCAGCAAACGACTACATCACTGTTGGATATCGTGGTACCAATGCATATGACGCTGGTATTTTCTATTGCCCATATGTTCCATTGACAATGGTTCGCGCCGTTGATCCTAACACCTTCCAACCAAAGATTGGTTTCAAGACACGTTATGGTCTTGTTGCTAACCCGTTTGCAGGTGGTGCAGCATCATCCGACACAGGCCTTGACAAACAAAATCCGTATTTCCGCACATTCACCGTTACTGGTCTCGGCGGTGGTTCGTATATCCCAACTGAGCAACCTTCTCAGTAAGTGATATAATATTCCTTTAGGGAATCACAAAGGTGAGCAATCGAAAGGTTGCTCACCTTTTTACTTTAATAAATAACATATATGGCTACACACCTACTATCGCTAACCGGCTTTAAGTTGCAGTTTAATACTGATTTGTTTCCGCTAACGCAACGCCTTGCGGTCGCCGCATCTTTTCCTAGTGTCAATGTTAGTGAGGTTGCAATTAACTTTGCTAACAAAGCAGGTTATGTTAGCAGTGGATTTGTGCAATATGGCGAATTGAGTGTACGCATTGCCGTTGATGAAAATCTTTATGTATATGAAGAATTGCTTAGCTGGTTAAAACGCAATGGTAGTGGCGGCGGATTGGAAACATACAGCTTGCTATTGAATTTTGTTACCAGTCATTCCAATGTATCACGCAGCGTAAAATTCAATTCAGTGTTTGTTAGTTCTATTGGCGGTGTGGAATTAAATGCTCAGGCATCTGATGTAGAATATGCGTTTATTGATGTAACGTTTAAATATGACGATTTTGTGTTCATGGTTTAAACCTGTATAAATCAATCTAGAACAATGACACTAGATGATATTATTTTAATGTGGAAAGAAGACAGTAAGGTTGACGAAGTTAACCTTGATGTTACCAGCATGAAGAGTGCACAGTTGCACTCAAAATATCTTGAGTTGTATAGCCTAAGTAAATTGCAATTTAAGAAAGGTGAATTGGGTATGGCCGTTCTCAAAAAAGATAAATGGCTATACTACAACGGCAAGATGAGTAAAGAAGATATGGACAGCCGTGGCTGGAACTATGACCCGTTTGCTGGAATGACCAAACCGCTCAAAAGTGATATGGATCTTTTCTATGAAACCGACGCAGACATTAGCAAACTTCGCATGAAGTTGGACTATCAGCAAGTTATTGTTGATAGCCTTAAGGATATTCTTGACAATATCAAATGGCGCCATACCCACATTAAAAATATGATAACATGGCGACAATTCACTGCAGGAGTTTGATATGGCTGACATTACCGTAAAGAAAGTAAATGAGTGCACTCTAAAGATTTGGAGTGATGATCACGGCATTTTAATGGAAGTAAATGAATATTTTACTTTCTTTGTTGAAGGCTACAAATATATGCCTCTCTTCAAAAATCGCATGTGGGATGGTAAATGTAGATTGTATAATGGTAAGACCTCTACATTACCGTATGGACTACTGCTGGAATTGCTTAAGTTTGCGGATGCTCGCAAATATACCGTAGAACTTGATCGTGATATACGTGATCGCACTCCTCAAGATAAAGCTGCTTTGGTTGACTATGCAAAAAGTCTAACTCTAATGGGTGGACCAAACCGCATTGAGGCTCGTGACTATCAATTGAGCGCGTACTCACATGCACTATGCGAAGGTCGCAGTTTGGTTATTAGTCCAACCGGCAGTGGCAAGAGTTTAATCATCTACATGATGATACGTTGGTATCTTGACAATCATGATGATAGCATATTGATTGTGGTTCCTACAACAAGTTTGGTTGAGCAGCTTACAAAAGACTTTGCTGATTATAGCAGCGCCGATGATGGCTTTGATGCTGACACGGATGTTCATAAAATTTACAGTGGCAAGGAAAAAAATAATTTTGAATCGCGCGTAGTGGTTACCACATGGCAAAGCGCCATCACATTGCCTAAGAGTTGGTTTGCAAAGTATGGAATGGTTGTTGGAGATGAAGCGCATCTGTTTAAAGCAAAGAGTCTTAATGCTATCATGAGTGCGCTTGTAAATGCAAGCTATCGCATTGGTACAACTGGAACAATCGACAACAGTCAATGCAACGAATTGGTATTGGTTGGCAACTTTGGACCAGTGCATCGTGTTATTACAACAAAAGAATTGATTGACAGCAATACGCTTGCCGCTCTCAAAATCAAATGTATTGTATTGAATCACAACGAAGAGTTGAAAAAGATTGTCAGTAAGTTGGATTATCAAGCTGAAATCTCTGCTATTGTAAGTCATGCTGGTCGCAATGCTTTTATTACAAAGTTAGCTCTATCTCAAAAAGGCAATACACTAGTACTTTTTAATCTCGTGAGTAAACATGGTAAACCATTGTATGAAACCATCCTAGCTGGTGCGGCTGACGGTCGCAAAGTATTTTATGTAAGTGGAGAAGTAAATGCAACTGATCGTGAAACCATTCGAGAAATTACTGAACAGCAAACTGATGCAATTATTGTGGCATCAAGCGGAGTATTTTCTACAGGAATTAATATTCGCAATCTCCACCAGATTGTTTTTGCGGCACCAACAAAGAGTCAAATACGTGTACTGCAAAGCATTGGTCGAGGACTACGCAAAAGTGATGATGGCCGCGGATGCACCGTATATGACATATCAGACAACTTTAGCTGGAAAAAGAAAAAGAATTATACTATGAATCACGCAATAGATCGTGTTAAGATATATAATAAAGAAGGTTTTGATTACAAAATTTATGAAATTGAGTTGCCATGAACAATAACGACGCCACCTCTGCATCAACCAAATGTGACATTAGGGTATACAATACAACAAGTGGTCGCCAAATAATTGGTGAATTTGGTGAATTGTACGACGATGTATTGTGCATAAACAACCCGCTTGAAATAATAAGATTGCGCGTTAATGACGATATTGTAATTCGTTTGATTGCTGTAGTACCACACAACAACGGGCAAGTAATGTATCTTTATTCGCATTCGTTAGAAAGTGAATCCTTTGCATCAGCCGCTTTGACTCAAATGTATTGTAAAACACTATTGATTAATCAACTCTCGTTGTTATTAACAGAATCAAATGGCGATAAAATCAAAGGTGATGGCAAAACAATAACTGACCTTGATCCTCAAGATTCATTTAAGTATGATTGGAATAAATCAAACAATAGATGGAACAATTAATTGTTTAGCAATTGTTCTAATAGAATTATAACATAAGTTGATTTTCTTGTAAATAACAAAATGCATTTCAACTGAAAAAAATATTGCATTGCTTTAACTTTTTTTATTTACATTGCTTAAAATTTTGTTATAATATAAATATGAAAATTGAAAAACCTAAAAGAAAAAGCCGCGGCACCGACTATGTCAATAATGCTGAATTTAGTGCGGAGGTTATGGCTTATGTTAATAGTGTAGACGCTGCTAAAAAAGAAGATAAAGAAACACCTACAATTACCAATAGCATTGGTGAATCTTTTATAAAAATTTGTAATGGCTTGGCGCGCAGTCCAAGTTTTATGAATTACAGTTATCGTGAAGATATGGTTATGGATGCTGTAGAAAATTGTGTTAAAGCAATTATGAATTTTGATGTTACCAAAACCACACGCACAGGTGCACCAAATGGCTTTAGTTACTTTACACAAATTGCATACTATGCTTTTTTGCGACGTATTGCAAAAGAAAAAAAACAGACAACCATCAAGCAACAATTGATTGAACGTGGAGGGATTGGTACATTTGCAGAATTTAATGATGACTCATTAAACGGAGGTGAAACCATGATTGAAAAAATTCGTCAAAAGAACGATTCATTTTATCGTGAAGACAAACGCACTGCATCCTTTGATTTGCAGCCCAAAAAGAAACAGTTGTTTGTTAAAAAAGCAGCGGAGCCAAAGACTGGTCCGCTCGCCGATTTTATTTCCTAATTGGCAATCATACATATGAAAATAGCTATACTGTGTGACTCACATTTTGGTATTAAAAATGGCTCTGATATATTTCTTAATTATCAGGAACGGTTTTTTAATGAAGTATTCTTTCCATATTGCATAAAAAATGGCATTAAAAATATACTTCACCTTGGCGATTTTTATGATCACCGCAAGTATATTAATATCAAAGTATTGCAGCGCACCGATGAATTCTTGATGAGTAAATTGCGTGAACATGGTATGCATATGGATATTATACCTGGAAATCACGACGTGTTTTTTAAGAATACAAATCAACTGTGTAGCCTTAGTGAAATTTTAGGCAAGTATACTGATGTTGTTACAGTTCATATGAAACCCACGGTTGTTACCTATGGCTCGTTAGACATTGCGCTGTTGCCTTGGATTAATGCTGAAAATTATGCAGCTAGCATTCGCTTTATTGAGAGTGCACCTGCGGCATGGCTTGGTGCTCACCTTGAGCTGAGTGGATTTGAAATGATGAAAGGCGCACCGGCCACCAGTCATGGAATGGATGCATCATTGTTTGGCCGCTATGAAACGGTGATGAGCGGACACTATCATACAAAAAGTCAGCGTGATAATATTCACTATCTTGGTGTTGCTTTTGAACACACCTGGGCAGACTGCAATGATCCTAAGTATTGGCATGTGGTTGACACCGAAACTCGTGAATTGTTGCCAATACGCAATGACCTGTGTATCTTTAAGAAGCTGGTATATGATGACACAAAAGATGATGGCAGCAACAACATGGCTGTTAGCGGCGTAAACGGCACTTTTGTTAAGGTAATTGTTGCTGCAAAAAAAGACCCTTTTGCATTCGACAAGTACATAGATCAAATAAGTGCACAAGACCCGTTTGACCTAAAGATTGTTGAAAATTTTTCTGAATATAACAGCGACAATGTTGATGTTGATGAAGTCAACATCAGCGATACCGGCACGCTATTAAATACATATGTTGATGCCGTCGAAACTGAATTGAATAAAGAACGTATTAAAAGTAAATTGCAAGAGCTTTATGTTGAAGCTCAAAACACTGACACCCTATGATAATTAATTTTAGCAAACTAAAATATAAAAATTTCCTAAGTGTAGGAGATAGTGAAATTGAAATTGATCTTGACAGCATTCGTTCTACACTTATTGTTGGTCACAACGGAAGTGGTAAAAGTCTCATGTTGGATGCGCTTAGCTTTGTCTTGTTTGGTAAACCGCATCGCACCATTAATAAACCGCAGCTTGTCAACAGCATCAACGGCAAAGGCTGTAAAGTTGAAGTAGAATTTAAAATTGGACCCAGCGAATATAAAATTGTTCGGGGCCTTAAACCCAACATTTTTGAAATTTGGTTAAACAATAATTTGGTTAACCAAGAAAGCCACACCCGCGATTATCAAAAGTTGCTTGAAACCAATATTCTCAAATTGAATCACAAAAGCTTTCATCAGGTTGTGGTGTTGGGCAGCAGTAACTTTACGCCATTTATGCAGCTTAGCACATATGCGCGTCGTGAGGTAATTGAAGACCTACTTGATATTGGAATCTTTAGCAAAATGAATTTGCTATTAAAAGAAAATCAGGGAAAGCTAAGAGACACAATTAAGGATACTGAATATCAGTATGCTTTAACTAAAGAAAAAATTGTTCTACAAAGCAAACACATTACCAATCTTAAAGCACTTAATAGCAGTAATGTTGCAAAATATGATGAAGAGCTTTTGGAATTGCGCAATCATATTGCCATACTCGTTAAAGCAAATACAAAACTGGCTGATGAATATGGCTCAAGCTATGGGAAAATGAAAAAGAAAGGCGAAGGTGATCAAAAAGTAAAGGCTGAGCTTTTATCATATGAAAGACAAATCAAAGACAATATTAAAAAAATTGTATCGGAGGCGCAGTTCTACCAAGACAATATTGAGTGTCCAACCTGCAGCCAAGGTATTGATGAAAGCATGCGTACACATAAAATTGGTGAATGCAAAAATAAAGCCGCAACATTAAACGAAGGCTATGAACTGCTTAAAGATACTTTAAATCAAACCAGCACGCGATTGATTGAAACCGAAAAGACTCTACAGTATCTTAATGGTCTTAATAATACCATTCACAGCAATCTTACGCTAATCAGCAACTTTGAAAAACGTATCACGGCAGTAACTGGCATTAAAAATCAGCAATGTAGTGCAGTTGATTTGAATAGTGCAACCAGTGAATTGGATGCGCTTAAAGATGCGCGCGACATTATTAGTGATCTTAAAAGCACACAACTTGAAGAACGTACCTACAACGAAGCAATTAGCGAATTGCTTAAGGATACAGGTATCAAGACTAAAGTTATCCGACAATATTTGCCGGTTATGAACAGGCTGATTAATCAATACCTTCAGATTCTTGACTTCTTTGTTTCATTCAATCTTGATGAAAGCTTTACGGAAACTATCCGTAGCCGCCACCGCGATGATTTTAGTTATGCTAGTTTTAGTGAAGGCGAAAAGAGTCGCATAAATTTGGCTATTCTTTTTGCATGGCGGCAAATTGCAAAAATGCAGAACAGCTGCAATACCAACTTACTTATTCTTGATGAAGTATTTGATAGCAGCTTAGACCCAGATGGTATTGATAATCTTTTAAAGATATTAACCACTCTTGATGCTGATACAAGTGTGTTTGTGATTAGCCACAAGACAGATTTGTTAGAAGGAAAGTTTGCACAGAAGATAGAATTCGAAAAGCATAAAAACTTTACTCGCATAAAAAGCATCTCGTAACCTGTTGATATTCAACGGGTTACGCCGCTGTGTTTCCTATTTTCTATGAAAACACTGCTTTTTTGCATTTCCACGGTAGTTTACCCATTGCGCGCGGTTAAATGCTTAAAAAATGATGTTTTACTTAAACTGTTATAAAATAAAGGGTTTTTTGGCTATTTTAAACTTTTTTCATTAAAAATCATTTTTTTATTTACATATTGCAAAAAACCAGTTATAATAACTGTATGCAAGCCTCAACGGTAAACAGAGAATCACAAAAAATGCTAGCAAAGCTGTTGGCAAAGGAAAACCTTACGGTCCGCATTGGAAATTATAGTACTGCCTTTTTTGATGTAAAGAACCGCGTTTTAGGATTGCCCATGTGGAATGCCGAAACTAAACAGGTCAGCGACTTGCTGATTGGTCATGAAGTTGGGCATGCGCTGTATACACCAGTTAATGCAATGGAAGCTTTTAAAGAAGCACTTCCTAATGTGCCTTTTGATATTGCAAACATTGTGGAAGACGTTCGCATTGAGCGGCTGATTCAAGCCAATTACCCAGGTCTTGTATATAGCTTTAAAGAAGGCTATAGACACTTTATTGAAAAGGACTTTTTCAAGATTAAAAATACAGACTTAAGCAAACTCGGTTTTGCAGACCGTTTGAATATCCGTGCCAAAATTGGCAGTCAAATTGCTGTGCCAATGAATGCAGCTGAAGATGCTGTGTATGAACGCTGCCGCACCGCCGAAACTTTTGAGGAGGTTCTTGATATATGCAAAACCATATATGAAATGATCAAAGGCGAAAAGCCCAATGAAAAACCAGAAATGCCAGAAAAGACCGATGAAAATTCTCCGGTTGATCCTCGCAATAAAGAAAGCAAAACACCAAGCGAAGATGATGCTGATACTGACGGTGGTCAAGGAGACAATGGCACTCCTAGTGAAAAAGCAGATGGCACTTCTGAAGATGGCACTTCTGAAGAAGATGGTGCAGGCGGCACCGACAATAAAGATGATGATAATGCTGACACTAAAGATGGCAATAGTGCACGCAGCAAATCTTCTGAAATGAACAATGAATCTGAAACCTCTAAAAAACTTGACAGTGAAGAAAATAGCAGCGGCAGCAATGAATCAAATTATGGTGATGCTAATGATGAATTGACCAGCAAGACGATGAATTCGTTTGACAAACAACTGGAGGATATGCAAGAAAATGTTGCGGACTATATAATTGCAAACGCACCAGATGTAAATGAAATGATGCGCAGAGTTATACCGGTTGCAACCATTATGTCAACACGCCGCGGCTCTCCTGATTATGACACCATCTTGAATCGCTCTGATGTTCAAGATAATTGGAAAACCTTTAAAGAAACAACCAAAAAACATATTAGCGTATTGATAAAAGAATTTGAGCGTCGTAAAGCTGCATTCCAATATAGCCGTTCACAGCAAAGCTCTACCGGCACAATTGACGTAAACCGCTTGCATAGTTACAAGTTTGAAGATCAGCTGTTCCGAAGCATTACCAAATTGGCTGATGCAAAAAATCATGGTATGGTATTTTTCATTGACTATTCAGGCAGTATGCAAGGTACCATTTCGCGTGTCATGGATCAAACACTGCAGTTGGTTTTCTTTTGCAAAGCAGTGGGTATACCATTTGAAGTGTATGGCTTTACTGGCCCATCAGCAAAAGCATATGTACCTGACAACCACACCACATGGGGTGAAAACATTTCATTTGAAAACACTCACATTTTTGAACTAATGAATAGCAGCATGCCGCGCACGGCATACGAATTGGCCTGCCGCGAGTTTAAAGCACAGTCATATATGCGCGCGGCATGCAGGTATAATGCTATAGCTTTTAGTGACAATGCATATGAAGTCTTGGACGGCACACCATTAAACCAAACTATTATTGTTGCACATGAAATTGTAAAGCGTTTTAAAGCGCGGCATAACGTACAAAAAATGAATACCATTTTCTTAACTGACGGTGATGGTGATGGCTGTCGTTTTGTTTGCAATGATCGTGATTCACAATATCTTAAACCATTAGCCGTGGCAAAATGGAAATGCTCACGCCAAGCGCCAATTAATGGCCGCGCTGTTATGTTTACTCACGGTGATAAAGGTATTTATGCAAAGCTGATTGAAAATCTCAAAATTACCTGTGGAACAACAGTAATTGGATTCTTTATTGCAAATAGCCGACAAGACTATAAGAGTAACGCAATCAATTCATTGCGTTACGCTGTGAAAGCAAACTGCAATACACTGTCTTGGGCAGCTGCCGATGCGGTTTTCCAAAGTAGAAAACGTGATGCACATAAGGAAAAGTGTATGACTGTTTTGGGCGGATATCATTATGACGCATACTTTATTTTTGAAAGCGCCTCAAACTTAAATATTGATGGCGATGATGATGAATTTGTCAACAGCCCAATTTATTCTTCAAATAACTTTTCAGATGCTGGATCACAAAACCGCCTTGCCAAGCAATTCACCAAGTTTACCAGCGAAAAGAAGAATTCGCGTGTGTTTCTCAATAAGTTTGCTGAAATTATTTCTTAAACCAAAAGTATTATAAATAATCTTATATATGAAATATGAATTAACCCAAACAACAAAAACCCTTAAGGGTGCAAAAGTATATCAAATCAAGGCACTTGAAACTAAAGGTAAAGTCAAAGTTGGCACTTTAGGTGGATTTGTTGCTGGCACATCTAATCTTTCGCAAGGTGGAAGCTGCTGGATTGCCGACAATGCAGTGGTCACTGGCAAAGCAGCAGTGGGCGGCGATGCAAAGGTCAGCGGCGATGCAATGGTCAGCGGCGCTGCAGCAGTGGGCGGCACTGCACGGGTTTACGACGCTGCAGCAGTGAGCGACAATGCAATAGTCAGCGGCGATGCAATGGTCGGCGGCAATGCGGTGGTCAGCGACTATGCAATGGTCAGCGACTATGCGGTGGTCATTGGCAAAGCGGTGGTCAATGGCAAAGCGATGGTCAGCGGCGATGCAGCAGTGGGCGGCGATGCAGCAGTGGGCGGCAAAGCACGGGTCTACGGCAAAGCACGGGTCTACGGCACTGCAGCAGTGAGCGGCAATGCAAAGGTCTATGATGATGCACAGGTCTACGGCGCTGCAACGGTCAGCGGCGATGCAATGGTCTATGATGATGCAAAGGTCAGCGGCAATGCAAAGGTCTATGATGATGCACAGGTCTACAACGCTGCAGCAGTGAGCGACAATGCAATAGTCAATGGCAAAGCGATGGTCAATGGCACTGCGATGGTCAGCGGCGATGCAATGGTCAGCGGCAAAGCAACGGTCAGTGGCAATGCAACGGTCAATGGCAAAGCGGTGGTCAATGGCAAAGCGATGGTCAGCGGCAAAGCACGGGTCAGCGGCGATGCAATGGTCAGCGGCGATGCAGCAGTGGGCGGCAATGCGGTGGTCAGCGGCGATGCAATGGTCAGCGGCAAAGCAACGGTCAGTGGCAATGCAACGGTCAGCGGCAAAGCAACGGTCAGTGGCAATGCAACGGTCAGTGGCAATGCAGAGGTCAGTGGCACCGACGTCGAGTTTTAAGCTAAAGCACATAAAGCTTTGCATCCTGTAAAGGCTGCATTTATTGCATAACTCTTTACTGCATTAGCGGTATTCACTGCTTTATTGCAAAAAGCATCATAACCATGCAGCAATTATTAGGCGTGAATATGTGTAAAAACGGTGTTTTTTGTGAATTTTATTAAAAAAATTCATTTTTATGCATTTAATCCTTTACATGTGCGCGTTTTTGTTGTATAATAATTCTGTAAGGCAAATAACCACAACATTATGAAAAACGACTACCCGAATCACGAAGAAATTGCAAAAAAAATTGAAGAAGTAAAAAAAGAACTCACAATAACACATTGGTTTTCGCATCGGACGCGGCTGTGGAAAAAGCTTTGGAACTTACAGATAAAATTGGAAAGTATGCAAAACACCATCAGTTAAATTTACAATGACAGCATTTAATCCTTTACAAGTCCAAGAATTCCGTTTATAATAATCTCGTAAGGCAAACTACCACAAAGCATGAAAAACATTAAAGCACAGCACGTCGCATCTCAAGTCAAAGCCCTCTTTTATGACGGCAATACTCCAATCGGTCAGCTCGCCGATGGGCGCGAGATTGTACTGACCAAAGTTCAGGTCAAAGCCATCATGGCCAAGATTCTTGCATAAT